GAACAACTCATTATGTAGTAAAGATGAAAGATAAACAAAGGAAGTTAGTCAGAAAGATAATAGACTATGTCTGTTTCAATGGCCAACAAAGTGGAAGTCCTATAACCACTTTAATGAATACTTACATTAACGCTACTCTATGGGCACTAGCTCACTACATCTCATTTGGGGAAATAGGTTTGTGGATGCCAAAGTTCATCGTTGGAGACGACTCGGGAGTGTGGGGAAATCTCAAAAGTGTTGAAGCTTTGAAAGTGATCTGCGATAGATTGGGTATGCACCCAAAGTTGAATTTTTGTCCCGGTTTGATAGAATACAATAACCACTTTCTTGTTGAGACGAAAGAAAAAACCCACAAGCTGGTTCCCAAAGCAGCAAGATCCCTCAAGAGGCTATTCATGCAACCAACCATTGACTCTAGCATTCCAAGGAAATTTACGTTGAATGAGCTTTTCCAGTTGCAAGCGTCAAATTTTCAGAGAGAGGAGCTTTGGGAAGCATCCCTCTGATTAGGAAGGTATGGGAAAGAAGCGTTGAGAGTTTTGGTGAAGTCAAAATGAGTCCGCAATCATATGAGTCATTAGTCAAAACGAAGAACCCTCATAGACTTTTACCTGGATCACTAGAGGTGGTAGAGTTAAGTGACGATTACTTTGATCTATATTGTTTTGAGAATTTTGGTCTGTCTGGAAAGAACGTAAAAAAGTTGGAGAAAGACTATGAGAAGAACAAACTGGTAGTAGGTGATGTGCTTTTGGGAAAATCTACTTTTAAGATTGGCAAAACTTTGGAAGAAGCCAAAGTAGGAATAAATATGTTGGAACATGACGGGGTCTTAGTAGTCCAAGGAAGAACAAGCATGTACAACCCTTATAGCACCATCTAAAAGAGTCAACACAACTGAATTAGCAACCCACGCACTTACTTGTACACTTAAAAGTTTAGCGGGAAATCCAACCTATCTCCTTGCGAGGATTTTCATCTAAACTATAACAAAAACAAATCACATGTAGGAGAAAATTTTTTCTTAGGTTTCTACTGGACCTTTGCACTGTGGACCAAGGTTTTCGCTTGGTTGTGGTTACAAGACCTATCACGTAAAACCCAGGCTACTCTTAGGGAGTAGGTAGGTAAAGACCATCCTATCGATACGGCAGAGGAAGCGTCTGTCCTCTTAGCGGCCAAAATCCTGGCCCAACTAGTGGGTCACCTTCGGGTGGGGCGAGAGCCCACACAACTCCGATGCTTGGCGAACATTGGAGTATAATCGCCATTCGGCTGGAAGAAGGGCCAGTCGTCTTAGCTTCGGCACCCGATATCCGAATACGAAAGGCCTA